GTCAATCGTGTGTGCCGCCGTATCGGCCATCACGTTGACTATGATTGAGGGCCTGCGGGAGATAGCGGGTATCCGGCTGACTGAGACCGTGGAAAGCGGCAATGTATCAGTTAAATGGCAAAAGCTGAATGATACAGGCAAGGCATTGATTGATACATGGTTCTTGGGATTGTGCCATATCAATGCGCAATATAATTGTATACGATTTATATAGCATCTCATAAGGGGTGCTTTTATTATGTCCAACACGTGATGACAAAAAAGCATCGGAACAGTTCACGCACTAAAAACGGAGGTTAAACATGAGAAAGAGATTATTTAATTTACAGCTTTTCGAGGACGGCGGCGGAAGCGGCTCTGAGGGAAACCAGGGGAATAATGCCGGTGATGAGGGAAACAAGGGAACCTATAGTTTTGAGCAGGCGGAGGAGATAGCCAATGCAAGGGCGCATCGTGCGGAGCAGGCAGCCCTTAAATCTTATTTCCAGCAGCAGGGTATGACCGAGGATGAGGTCAAGGCGGCCCTTGCTGATTATAAGACAAACAAGGAGAAGCAGAAACCAAATCTGTCCGCTATTGAGCAGGAAAGGGACAATGCATTAAAGGAACTGGAACAGGTGAAGAATTCCAACCTGCTGCGGGATAAGGGAGTAAAGCCGGATGACCTGGACTATGTGCTGTTCAAGGTTGGTAAGCTGGTGGATGATAAAACAGATTTCACAAAGGCGGCTGAGAAATTTCTGAAAGATAACCCACGATTCACAGGTCAGGGCAGTTACCGCGTAACGACTTCCGCACAGGCGGGTGGAGCGGGGAGCGCCCAGAACACGAACGATTCTATCAACAACGCCATCCGTATGGCAGCAAGAAGATAAGGAGGAATTATGAGACATAGAAAATTTGATATACAGCTTTTTGAAGGCGACGCGCAGATTATTGACAGGACTGGCGCGGCATCACTCATACCTGAGGAGAATGCGCGGGAGATTATCCAGGGCGTGGTGACACAGTCCGCAGTCCTGCAGAGAGGAAGGAAACTGCCGAACATGTCCAGCAAGACGTATAAGATGCCGGTGCTTGACATGCTCCCGATTGCCTACTTTGTCAACGGGGATACCGGGGCGAAAAAGACCACGAAGCAGGCCTGGGATAAGAAGTTTATCACAGCGGAGGAGATTGCGGTTATTGTACCAATCCCTGAGGCCGTCCTGGATGATTCTGACTATGACATCTGGGGAGAGGTCAAGCCGAGGGTAATTGAGGCCTTCGGCAAGGTGATTGACGGTGCGGTTCTGTTTGACTTGGATAAGCCATCCACATGGAGGGACGGTGTTGTGACGACTGCCACTAAGGCCGGTTCCGTCGTGACGCTTGCAACCGGGGATGACCTGTATGATAAAATTATGGCGGAGGAAGGCATTATTGCCAAGATTGAGGAATCCGGGTATTTCGTCAACGGACACATGGCTGATATCTCCATGCGCGCTAAACTGAGAGGCCTGAAGGATACGACGGGGAACCCGATATTTAAGAGCGACATGCAGAACGGAACCACTTATTCACTGGATGGCAGCCCGATGAACTTCCCCAACAACGGCGCCTTTGACAAATCAAAGGCGTTGATGATATCTGGTGATTTCAGCCAGTTGGTATATGCAATCCGTCAGGACATCACCTTTAAGCTGTTCACGGAGGGCGTTGTTCAGAATACAGACGGCTCCATTGCGTACAACCTGATGCAGAATGACATGGTGGCGTTAAGGGCAGTCATGAGACTTGGATGGGAAATCCCTAATCCGATTAACTCCATGAAAACGGATAAGACCAAAAGATGCCCATTTGCTATCTTGAAGGCTGGAACACCAACAGAATAAGGAGGGTGGTCACGGATGTATGTGGATTACAAATATTATCAGATTGAGCATGGTGGGAAAATGCCGGAAGATGCCTTCCCGGCATCTGAGCGCAGGGCAGAAGCGTACATCCGATACCTTACCCATCTGAATGGTGACATATTTGCCATACCAAATGACATGGTAAAGGATGCAGTATGCGCAGCAGCAGACGTGTATTATATGACAGAACAGGAGCAGGAACAGAGAAAGGCGGAAGGAAAGGCAGGACCAGTCCGGTCTGAAAACAATGACGGCTATTCCGTATCATATGTGGTGGAGCAAGAGGATGGGCAGACAGCGGAAAATGCTGTCAGGCGGAAAGCTTACGATGCTGTGTATATGTATCTGCTTCCTACTGGCTGGCTTAAGAGGAAAGTGGGGTGCGGACATGCTCACGAATGCAGACATAACAGTCTATAATTCTTTCCTTGACCCTGGAAGCCGGATGCGGGTCTGGCACCGTACCATGATAAAGGGGGTGTGGTTCTATGCGGATAACAAGGTCAGCTTGACAGATGGCGGACTTGTTTCTGCTGATGCCTATAAGGTGAGGATACCGGTTCGTGCTGATTTTGGTGGCAGTCAATATGTTCCACCGGATGAATATGCAGGGGCCGATGGAACATGGACACTGAAAAACGATGATTACATTGTCAGGGGAATTGGGCCAGATATTGAAAAGCCGGCAGACCTGCAGAAAGAGAGCCGGACTGCATTTAAGGTTACATCATGGTCAGATAACCGTCAGGGTGGTCTGAAACATTGGCGTGTGGGAGGTGTGTGATGGCACAGAAACGCGTATTCCAAATCGCGACCCCGCGGGGAAGCGTGTACCAGACAAAGGGGAAAGGCGGAACCGTCACCGCCCGACTGGAGTGGAATCCTGGTTTTGCAAGGGAAAAGTCAGAGGCTTTTTCCAACGCGCAGGCCTTTGTTGATTCCGAGTGCCTACGGTATATGGACCCGCTTACATCGAGGCTCACAGGATATATGATAAAGTCCGCAACCCTGGGAACGGTTATCGGGAGTGGAAAGATTGAGTACCTGGCCCCTTATGCAAGGAAACAGTACTATGAAGGCAAAGGGGATGGTGGGAACCGGGGACGATTGTGGTTTGAGAGGATGAAAACATCCAAGGCAGAAACCATACAGAAGGGAGCAAACAGGATTGCCGCAAACAATAAATAATGAGTCAGTGATTGCAGCTCTGAGACAATATTTCATGAGCTGCCCATACCTAAGGGATGGAGAGTTTAATATTGATTACCTGCCAGACAGCCGGTCATACAGCCTCGACCCAATCCCGGCAGAACCTGTTTATAAGGAGTATGTTGATGGAGGAAAGATATACCAGTTCCAATACTCTTTTACCTCCAAGGAGGCCTATGACGGGGATGCCCGGACCATGATAGACAATTCATTTTTTTATCAGAATCTGGCTGACTGGGTAGAAAGACAGGATGATGAAGGTATCCTGCCTATGCTGGAGGGACGTCAGGTGATATCAAACACGTTGATGTCGAGCTATTACCTGTTTGGGTCTGATGCAGACCTGGCAAAGTATCAGGTACAGCTCAGGTTATTGTACGAATAAGGAGATGATTATATGGCAAATGCAGATAAGCTAAACGATGGTAAGCTGATTAAGCGTTCCAAGCGGGTTTCGTTCCTGAATGTGGGGACAACCGCAGAACCTAAATTTATAAGAATGCAGGGGTTCTCGTCCATGTCGGAATCCAAGAGCGCAAAAGAGTATTCCAGACAGTATGTGGATGAGGACACCGAACGGTCGGACGTGGTGGGCTATGCGACCCAGATAGGGTACAGTTTTGACCGGCACAGCCCATACTCAGTACATGAGAAGCTGGCCGAAATCACGGACAACGAGTACACTGGTTCCGATGCGACCGTGGAAATCGTGACGGTGGACCTGTTTACAGATGGGGACGCAAAAGTGGCACGAAAACGTGCTTACAGCGTTATACCAGATACAACCGGCGACGGAACGGATGCCTTGATTTATTCCGGAAACTTCCGCGCCGCAGGAGAGGCCGTGCTGGGAACAGCGACATCTGCTGATAAGTGGCAGACAGTGACATTTACTGAGGGCAGCGCACCAGACCCTGCTCCGGGAACATAAGAATAAAGGAGTGAGCCTATGAGCCAGAAGTGGAGTTATAACAACATTGAGTTTGAGGTAGACCTGCAGGACGCTGATTTTGCTGAAAAGTATGAAAAGGCATTTGAACGGATGGGGCAGGATGAAAAGAAGGTGCAGAAGGCCGGAAACAACAGTGAACTGATACGCGGATACTGCGGCCTCTTTCATAACCTGTTTGATGACATATACGGCGCCGGAACAGCAAAGAGATTATTTGATGGAAAGATGAACGCAGGTATGTGTGACCTTGCCTACGCTGCTTTTATGGGAGCCTGTATGCGTTGCAATGAGGAGGCTGTCCAGCAGAGAGGGCAGCTGATGAGCCGATATGCCCCACGGCAAAACCGCCAGCAGCGACGGAACCAACAGAGAAATAAGAACTGGAATGGGGGACAGCGTGCATGAGCATGAACTTGCTTTATGAAGCCTATCCTGAATCGGTCAATCTGTATGGCGTAGAACGTGAAATTGTAACTGATTTCAAGGACTGGCTGCGGTTCATTGATATGATAAGATGTGACGGACTCAGCCAGGATGAGAAGATGACTCTCATGATGGAGATGTATCTGGAAAACATACCACACTGGCAATGGGGGGATGCCCATGAGCCACTTATGAGTTTTTTTCGTATGGATGAGTGCACGATAGAGACGTGCGGTGAACCAGAGGGCGCAGACGAGGAATTAGAGCCGGTGATACCAAAGCCGCTGTATGATTTTGCGTTCGATGCAAAATACATCATATCGGGGTTCCGGCAGGACTATAAGATTGACCTCACGGAAACAGACATGCACTGGTGGAAGTTTCGTATCCTTTTGGACGGCCTGTCGTCTGGTACAGAGTTTAAGCAGCGGGTAATGTACCGGAACACAAACACAGCTGATATCAAGGATGTGAAGGAACGCCAGCGGATACAGCGGATACAGAGGGCCATTGCCATCCCGCAGCCAGCTCCATCTGATTATGAGATAGGGGATATGTTTGGATGATGAAAAAGATTGAAAAGCCTCCATTGCTGCGCAAGTGGTACCGATGCCCTCATTGTGGGAAAAATGCGGTGTTATACGACAACACAGCCCATAGCAATGGGGTATATGTGAAATGTAAGGAGTGCAGAAAGGAATTTGAAATAAGGATTTAGCATCTGTGAGCCAATGAGCCGTGCTACTGCGAAAGGAGTAGTATGGCTCATTTTGACTTACAATTATTTGAGGCCGACGGCCATCTGAATTTTGATACAAGGGTTGACGAAAAGGGATTTTCAAGCGGTATCAGCAAACTTGGCGGGATAGCCAAGGGGGGACTGGCGG